TGCTCGGAGAAGAGGCAAGAGAATGGCTAAGTTTGAAGCCCACGAAGAAATAATAGAAACCATGGTGGACTTTAAGAAAGGACTTCGGACTCTCGATACAGGGACCAAGGTCCTTGCCGAACAGACAGGGCTCGAGGATGATGTTGCCCGTGCATTACTTAGAGGCATGAACAAATCATACTCAACAGTCACGCAGATCAGAGGCTACTCAAAAGAAAAACCCTATCAGATCGAAGGCAAGAATAAAAAAAGACTCCTTAAAAAAGGAGCCTGATAGTTAGAGGCAGGATGCTGCCGCAGTGCATGGAATACCCTAACAATACACGTTAAGTGTTATTCTGTCGAGAATAAAAGTCATGCGCTTGACGTATCAACACCGATAACTGTCGAGCCATGGACCTTTGTTCTTTCTCTGCGATCAAACGCAGCAAGTCATGATCCTCTTTTATTAATCCAACGTTCTGAAATTTTTGCTTTTCAGATTCTTTCATCTTTTTTCTAGCCATGTCAGCCCCCAGTTGTTTTGTAAATGTTGATTGTACATACACAAGTTGGGGGCTGAACGCAAGTAGTTAGATTTAGTCCGATAAGACTATGCGATAAGACTCTGTGCTTTCTAACGGTTGGTTTTTGTCAGAAAGAAACTCTTCTATCCTAGCTGCAGAAATCTTTTCATCTTCTAAATGCTCTGCTAATTCGTCGGCAGTCCACCACTCAGGGCTTTCAACCATGGTCGCTCTGATCACTGCAAAGTCTCCAACCTTTGGGTCTACTGAGTGGGGATTAAATGTATCGGCTTGCTCAACCATGGTCGCTCGAACACAACGCCAAGGTATATGATCCCTTTTATCTGCGTAGTTTGGTACGCAGCTTGCATCAACCAAATCCCCTTGGTCAAAGTTTAAAAGTTTTGCGATACGAGCATTGAAGAAAACTGCTTCGCCTTCATCGGTCACACCAAACGCGCTCCTAGATTCAGTTAAATTTTCAATCATCACATACATAGATTCTGTGTTGAAGTTATGCTCTGAAGTGTGAGTGAAGTCTTCTGGTAGTTTATGCATTTAAATTTTCCTCTATCGGAAGTTGATCTCGTTTAATAATATTGCAGACCAGTGTCTCTGATACACCCAACAGGTCTGCAATAGTGGTTACGTCTAGTCTCTTGTGCAAAAGAATATTTATCCGACGAGATCTTTCGCCAATCTTTTGCTGCGGAGTAGAAGGAGAACGTTTCTTAATCCCCTTTCTTAGTAATTCCTGGTTGTGCATGTGAGCAATTCTAGGCTTCTTAATAACGTCCATTTGATTCTGTTTGATCCATGCCCTTCGAAACTTGTCCTCTTGTTCCGGTGTCATATGTTCCTCCCTTTCTGTCTGAGGTTACTGGTGAAAGAACGTAGTTCCCCCACCGCGTTAAAGATTTCATCGTTGAGTGAAGGTCTCGCGTCTTTGCGAAACCTTTCTTCCTGCAGATGATCAACTTTATTCCTTAAATAAGTAAGGTTCTGTTGCTCTGCGGGTGTTAGTGTTTTAGTGCATTCTCTCTTTAGGGACATTGTGTGATCGATCCTTTGCTGATTTAGATGAAATTTGTGACAGCATTTTGAATCCGAACTCCATGTCTTGAGGACTCCAGAATTGAGATGCCATAGTCATTAGGGTAGCAACCACATCATCTGGTTCCATATCCTCCGGCAGTACTCGCATGAGATTGTGAATAAGATGTCCCTTTTCCATCATGCTCTCTGGATAAAACTCAGTGTGAGTTTCCATCATACCATCGAACACTAAAGCCACCGTCCAGTATTCAAACTTCTTTGGATCTAAGTTTAGTTCTGGAAGTATGTGGTCAATCCAATCTTGAACCTCGATCCATGTGTCCATGAACGCGGCCTCGAAACCCGAGTGGGCTGTCTTCGTTGTTACTTGATACACGTTATTTTCCCTTTCTTATCCAATTAATTTCCTCAAGTAACTCTAGCTTTTCAGCGGTTACTTTTTCCAACGCCTTCAGCAGTCTTGCTATCTCGTTGGTTTGCTTTGCCATCTTGGAATGTATGGCTGCAGTTCTTTTATCAGACATCTAGATCCTCAAAACCTTCGTCCTCGATATCTCCATAGCCATTGCAATACTCGCAATCCTCGAGCCGCGTGTCCAAATATCCTACGTCACGGTTTATGTTGTGAGGTACAGCGTACTCCACTTCAACTTGTCCATGCCCGTCACATTCTGGGCATGGCATTCTTCGTTCTTTTTTACTGCTCATTGATTTATCCTTCTCTGTTAAACTCCAACCAATTATGTCCCTCATTATCGATGGCTTCTTTGATTCTGTCCAACTCTATTTCGAATTGATTGGTGTATCTTTGGTTGTAGGTTCCCGTCTGCTTAGATGCAGAAGACAATTTTTCCACAGTCCAATGATGAACTGTGTAGATTATGCTTTCTGAAAGTCTTTCTTCAGAGGGGGCCTGATGCCCCCTAATCGCTCCATTTTTTGTCATGATGTCGCTCCATTAACTGGGATCTTGCCCATGTAATACATCAACGCAATATCTTCGGGCATGTCGTTTAGTATCTTACGGCGAACCTTCTGATTCGGAAGCTTAGTCCAATCACCATTAGTGACAGGTGGATGATAATCAGATTGATACACGCCCTCCTCGTTCTCAAACAAGAACAAACATTTCTTTTTCATGGCGCGTTTCATATCCTTCCGAGCAAGGTGCTCGTCCAAACGTTTACCGCACCATGTCTCCAGATTCTCACCCCATCCCTCTGGAAAGAGTTCGCATGGTGCTTCTCGAGGAAATAAATTCTCATCATCGAAAGCCTCGGTCACTTCACGCATGACCTTGGACCAATCGCCCTTGTACTTGGGATCTCGATCCACTCGATCTGGGCCACCGTGTCCTTCGTTGCTGACATATGCAAACGACTTCCCGTCCACATAAAGCTTGGCTTGATAACAGGCAGTCTCTTGGCTTGCCCATTCAGAATACTTAATCGCTTTTAATAGTAATTGATGTGCCATTATACGGCCTCCTCTTCTGGTGTCCAAGTTGTGTCCACTCCATCGATGAACGTTCCTTCATACATCATGCCCTCGTCTTGGTATGATGCATCTACAATGATGCCCATTTCATGAAGCTTCTCCCAAACTTTGATCGGTGGGCTCCACGCAGTCTCGCAGTTAAATTGAAAACTAACTTCCGCGTCACGTTCTAAAACGTCAGGGTCAGAAATCTCTTGGCTTATTTCTACACTGTAGATGTCCCACTTGGTGTCCCAGTTATCGAGACGCCATTGATACCATGCAGGAGTATGGGTCGCACCTTCGATATTGTCCTGAGACCAAACCTCGAAAGGCATTGGACAAATAGTCTGGCATAAAGTTTCGTTTTTCACAGCTTCATATATATGAGCCATGAGATATTGTGGTCCAGTAAGATGAACCTGTTGTGCTGTGTGATTAGGCATGTGAGCCTCCTTGTTGATTGAATTGTTGATATTGAACAAGTTAATCAACAGGCCACAGGTAGTCAAGTTTTATTTTTAGGGAGGTAGTACGTTGAGTTACACTATAGGCACATTCTCCAGAAAAAAAGTAAAAAAGTTTTTATCCATTCAAATCTGACGTAATAAACGTACTAAACGTACTATTCAAAAACAAACAGTAATGTTTACAACCTTCTAAGTAGCCCATGAAGTAGTACGTTTGGCAGTACGGTAGTACGTTTCTCTGGAGAAAACTCCTATATAGGAAAGATGGACATCATCCGGTCTATGGTTTATCTTGTTGGTAATACACAACGGGGAACATCATGTCGATGCAGGAAAAGATAGAAGATGGGGAAGAACGTGTCCTCACAAACAGGCAAAAAACTTTCGCTAGGTTTATTGTAGAAGGCATATACTCGAATGCCGAGGCCGCGAGGAAAGCAGGATTTGCTGAATCAACAGCCAGTAAACATGCATCCCTACTGTTAAATGGCAGGGACTATCCGCATGTGCTCGAGTATATTCAAGAAATGAGAGAGGAAAGGGAACGCAGATATGGCGTGTCAACTCTCGGTCAACTCGAAAGGCTGTACAAATTATCGGTTGGTGCTGAAGAGAACGGTCAATTTTCTGCGGCTATTAATGCTGAGAAAATCCGCTCCGCATTGGGCGGTTTAACTGTTGATCGAAGAGAGCAAGTGAACACCATCGATCAGCTATCTCGAGACGAAATTGTTGGACGTTTAGCAGACCTCCAAAAGAAATACCCCCAAGCTTTTGAGATCGAG